ATGCTTTTGGCCGCGGCAGCATTCCTCGCGGCGGTCGTGATCGTCGGCGCGGTCGGCGCGATTGTGCTCGCCCGCACCAGTTCCGACACCTCGGCCGCGCCGGTACCGACGACGACCAGGGCGCCCGCCCTGTCGACGGCACCCGCCGCACCGATCGCCCCGACCACCACCACCGCGGCGGCGGGGTGCCAGCCCGCACCGTTCGGGGTGCTCGTGACGATCAACAATGCGCTGACCTCACCGGGCGTGCTCACCGAGACGGCGATGGTGACCGACCCCGCGGGGCGGCAGTGGATCGGCGGCAACATCACCCACAACGGCACCCGGCTGTCGAGCGCTGATGTGTGGGTGGTCAATGGCGGCATCATCTACGCCCTGTCAGGCGGGGCCCGCGGCAATTCGACCCTGCATGACGGTCGGCACCTGCTGAACCTGTCAGCGGGCGACGAGGCCGGGATCGCGGTGCAGGACTGCGTCACCGGCCGGTGAGACGCGACACCGGCCCGGACCTGTTGCGGTCCGGGCCGGTGTCGTGCGAGTCAGTGCAGCAAGTCAGCGGGCAGGGTGATCAGGTCCTCGATGTAGTCGGCGCCCGATTCCGCGAGGTCGGTCACCCGCGAGGGGTGCACGCGCAGTACCGCGACCTCCTGCTCGTCACCGACTGTGACACCGACCCGAGCCGATACTGCCAGCCGTTCGACGAGTGCTCGGCCGACCCAGTCCCGCAGCCCTTCGCCGGGTGCGACCGGCGCGGCGGTGGCGATCACGACCACGGTCTGATCGATGCCGCCGAGGGTGATGGTTTCGGGTACGGCGGGCGTCAGTTTGCCGGGCATCGCACTGTCCTCTATGTCAGTAGGGTGACTTATCTGTCAGTGCCGTGACATCATCGTGCCATGAGCACCAGCACCAGCACCAGAGACGTTATCAATCACTACCTGCGGCTGCGCGGAATGTCCGTGCCGGATCTCGCCAGGCGGTCGAAGATCAATGAGCGCCATGTGTGGCGGTATGTCGATGAAGAGAAGCCAGTGACGCCGTCGTTGCCGTTCGCTGTTCGGCTCGCCGGTGCGCTCGAGATATCGATCGCCACGCTAGCCGGTCTGGGTATGCCGGATGTCGACCTGACCGCGCTGGAGTGGTCGGCGTGGGTGACCGAGATGGACGGTGTGCAGCGGATCGAGGTCGAGCGGATCACGATCTTGCAGGAGGGCACCTTCCTGCAGGTGTTCGGCGAGGCGGATCCGGATCACGTCGACACCGGATCGTATTCCTGGTCCGGCGAGGGCCGGTTGCTGCAGGACCGCAATATTGCGGTCTGGTACAAGGCGAGCACTCCGGGAATCGCCTCGAACGGAATGTTCCACCTCACGCTGCACCCGCACGGCACGTACGCGCAGGGCAGGTGGATGGGCACCTCGCACGACGGCATGAACGAATTCGGATTCGGCACCGTGGCGCGGACGCGAGAGCTGGCGGTGGCCGGTCTGCACGCGATCAAGGACACCATCGGCACCCTCCGGGATTGGCCGGATCTTCCGTATCTCGAAGTTCCTGACACGAATCGGTCGTGATACCGGGCGCGCCACTGACTTATGTGTCATTCTACTGACACATAAGTCAGTCGCTACCCAATGGGAGAGCAACCTCATGAGCACCGGAACCGTGTTCACCCTCGCAACGCTCACCGCGATCGGTGTCGGCATCATCGCGGTGATCGTCGCCGCCGACCTGCGCAGCCGCCGCGACGAGCCGCCGATCGTCCACGTCGGTATGCGCTCGGTTCGTGGCGCACACCGCGCCCTCGAACTGCCATCGATGTGGATCCATGCCGCGCCCGCAAACCTGTTCACGGTTGAGCAGGCGCACCGCGAAATGCAGATCCATATCGATTGCCTCATTCACGAGTGCCCCCGCAAGATGTCCGCGTACAACACGCTGGTCGACGCCGGTCACCTCAATCCGCCGCCGTCGTCGCAGGTGCGGGCGCGATGAGATGAACGAGCCCCAGTACATCGGGTGGCTGCACACCAGCGACGGCATTCACCGCGTCGGCCCGGACGGTTTCTGCGATGTCGCCGAGGCGCCCGAGCTGGTCGAGCGCGAGACGCGCGCCCTGGATGTCCCGACCATCGATGTAGCCCCGGAATCGGTGACCGATCGCGAGGCCGATCCGAACTGAAACGACGAAAGCGCCCCCGCCGGGTCCTGACCGGCGGGGGCGCTTTCGCGTTGGGGCTGTGCACTGATGACGGGGTGCACAGCCACGGTACTACGTCATGTTGATCCGATCGGCGAGACGGGCGCAATACCCGCCGCGCACGTATTCGATGATGTGCGCGGTGCGGTCGAGGTAGCCGATGATGCCGCGTCCGGCCTCGTCGTACACCTGCCACGTCTGTACCGGGCGCCGCCACCAATCGAGGCTCACCGGCTGGAACCGCTGCGACCGGAATCGGCCGGCCATGTCGAGCGACCACTCGCCGAGTTCGGCAGCCGAGAACGCGGCCATCCCGTCGGCGACGGCGCGCAGCGGCGACCCGGCCGACGATGAGGTGATGATGTCGGCGGGGTTCGCGGCCTCGAAGTGCGGGACGTTGGGCAGGAAGTCGGCGCGCTCGCCAGTGATGCCGTAGCCGTGCGGGTTCGGGTCTATCGAATCGCCTGCCCGCCGTTTCGGGTTCGCCACGCACGCCGAGAATGCGAGTTCGCAATCGAGGTAGAGGCCCTGTGCCTGCAGCTCGCGCAGGGCGGTCACGATCAGGGCGCCGAGACTGTACCCGATGATGCCGACAAGATTCGGACTTGCTCGCACCATCGCGACAGCGCTCGCGAGGCCGATGTCGATGTTGCGGCGAACGCTCGGGCCGTCCACGCCAGCACCGACCGGCCCGACGGTGCCGGGGAACGGGCAGTCGCCGATGGTGCGGAACCGCCACGGGTCGAGGTGCTCGACCACGTTCGTGAGCATGTTGCCGGGCCCGTTCATCGGCTCGCCCGTGCCGCGCACGGTGATGATGTCGATCATGGCGCGAGAATCCTGACCCATGTGTCCGCGACCTCGACCGTGTGGGACGTGAACGCGCTCTGCACGGCCTCGACCGTGATCAGGTCCCCCTGTGCCACCGCGACGCCGGTAGCGTCCAGCGTCGCGACACGGCTCGCGGACGATGCCGACGCGGTGCCGGTCGCGATGATCGTGCCGTTCTGTTTCAGCCGGAGCGTCGTCGTGCTCGTGATGCCGCTGGACATCCGCACCGATGCCGACACCTTCGCGCCCGGGTGCGCGGATTGGGCGACCAGCGCATCACCGGACGTGGTCGACCCGGGATAGTTCGCGGTGTCCGCGGTCCATCCGACGACCTGCTGATATGAGGTCGACTGTGCGGCGGTGATGGACTGCGTACTGGCCTTGGTCATTCCGGACGGCAGGAAGCCGCCGGATCGGGGCTGTACGACGAGGCACGGCATCAGGCACGCGCCTTGAGTTCGACGATCAGGCCCTTGCCCGGTGTGGTACCGACGCCGGTGATGTACGGCAGCAGGATGTCACCGGCGGCGAACGACCACGGCCCCGACGTGTTCGGGGTGCCGCCCGCGACCTGATTCGCCGCGGCGACCGTGGTGCTCGTGCCCGATACCGCGCTGCCGTTCTTCCGCAACTCGACCACGAGGTTGCCGCTGGCGTCGGCCGTGTTGGCGCGCAGGGTGATCGAGTCGACGGTGACGGCGCGCTGCAGCTTCAGACCGAACGGGAAGTCGCCGGATCCGCTCGCCGCGCGCACGGTGTCTTTCGAGCACACCACGATGTGCATGTCGTAGGGCGATGTGCCTGCGGTCGGCGTGCGGGTGTCGCCGAGCCGGGAGTCGTTGCCCGCCGCGGCCGTCGTGCCCGATGTACCGAGTGTGAGGTTCGAGGTGCCAGCGCCGATCGCGGCCCGGGCCGCCGTTTGAGTGGCGGCGGTGAGCACGTCGAGACCAATGTCCGTCGCATCGGTGATGTCCGTCGAGGTGTGCGTGTGCCCCACATCGGATTTGTCGGCCCACCCGGTGACGGCGGGATGGGCGGCAGTGCCGCCCAGTTCCCCCGGCACGACGCCGGGAAGGGCAACGATGCCCTTGACGCTCGAGGTGGCATCCGGGGCGGGCGGCCCCTGCGGCCCCTGCTCGCCCTGCGGCACCACGAAATTCAGCTCGAAATCCGGGCCGCCGGTGACGGTCACCTCGACCGGGTCGCCGGGCGCGCCGGTGGTGGCGGTGCCGATGTGCAGACCGAACGAATCGACGGCGGCCTGCGCGGCGTCTCGCGCGCTCTCGGCATCCGTCGCGCTGGTGGCCGCGGCATCGGCCGACTCGGTCGCTGCTGCGATCTGCGGGACGGTGACCGGGTCGAGGTGGTCGCCGTTGTCGAGCACGAACACCAGCGCGTCGCCGACGAGGTCCACATCGACCACGGACAGGCCACGGACGACGGCCTCGCCGTTGCTGGCGGGCACCGGCGACACCTTCGTGAGGTCGACCAGGCCCTCGGATCCCTCGTCGGGATCGTCCGGGTCCGGGCCGGGAATGTATTCCGGCACCTCGAACGAGAACGGTGCGATGGCGACCTTGGAGCCCTCGAACGACAGGTCGAAATCCACTCGCCAAGTCCAGCCCGCCGGATTCACCTCGGCGGTCGGCGCGACCAGGCGGATACCGTGCTGGTCCCGCCACGTCAGATACCCGAACTCATCCAGTGACGCGATGTAGTACGCGGGCAGCTGCACGACGGTGGCGGGGTCCGGTTCGGCCTCGTATACGAGGATCTTCGGCGCCCCGGCGGTGAACTTGACCGTGCCGGTCAGCGGCGGAAATTCCGGATTCTCGTTGATGTCCGGGCCGTCGGCGGTGTTCGCCAGGAATCGCCCGACGACTTTGCCGTACCGGAGCGGTGGCAGGTCGGCCATCAGTCCTCCCTCGGGGTGCGCTCCTGGCGCTGGATGCGCACCAGGGTGATGAGTAGGTCGAGCACCGCGACCGCGACGCCGAGCAGCAGCAGTGGCCGGATGATGTCGCGGCCGGGGTAGCCGAAATCGGTGAGCACCGCGGTGATTCCCTGCGTGCAGATGAGGCCGATGCACATCACGAGGCGCATGATCGCCCGCCCGGACGCCGTCGCCCGCCACTGCGAGCGCAGACCGTAGACGGCGACGAACAGCCACGACACCACCGCGAGAGCGGCGAGGATGCTATTGCCCACCGTCTCGCGGTCCGGCGCCACGTACAGCGCCAATAGTCCCGCGAGCGCGGCGGCGATCAGCACCACGAACCGCTTCATGTACCAGCCACCTTTCGACGGAACGCGATTTCGATCGACTCGCCGAAACCGTTGCGCTCCAACACTTTTTCGTATTCGGCGTGCAGCTGATTCACGGTGCCCCACTGGGCGCGGGCCTGCGCGAGGTCGGCGTCGGCGCGCTCGTTGGCCTCACGGGCGCGGCGCAGGTCCTCGGGCTCGGGCCGCGCGACAGGCTTACTCCGGCGTCGCCACATGATCACTCCCCGACTGGTGTTCGGTAGGTAGTGACTGGAGTACCCGCAATCCGGCGTCGGCCTGGATGGTGAGTTTCGCGTTCTGCTGCACGACGGTCGTGAACGCCGCGTCGCGCTTCGTGAGAGCGCCCTCGAGGTATGCGTTCCGGGCCCGCTCGTCGGCGGTCCGCGCCCGCTCGGTTTCGAGCATCCGCTCGACCTGAGATTCGGGCACGAACTTGCCGGACACGATCATCCACACGAGCGTCAGCACCAGCACGACGCACACCCCGCTGAGGCCGAGTGTCTGCCACGCGATCGAGCCGAGAGTGATCACTCGTCGGCTCGATCCCCCGGCGGCAGCTTCGCCATCGGCTTCACGAGGGCTCGAGCGCCGAAGATCCCCCCGACACCGCCGAGGGCGGCGACGATGGCGGCGATCTGGTCGATATCGTCGCTGGACACCACCCCTCGGGCGACGAGGTAGGCGACGAACGCGACGATCACGGGCCCGAGGCGAGTCGCGATCGGTTCCTCGGCGAGCCACTTCCGTAGCGTGTTCACCGGCCACCGGCCAGCGGGTCACGGAATCCGGGGATGCCGAGCTTCGCGCCGATCAGGCCGAGCGCCTCGGGCACGGACCGGTCGGCGAGGAAGTCCCACCGGGTCGGGTCGAGGTCGCCGGGCTGGTCCTTCGATCCGGCGCCCGCCAGCTGGTCGACCGCGAGTCCGGCGTGATGATCGGTCCATCCGAGCATCTCGCCGGTGGTGGCGTCGGTCTTGCCGTTGGGCTTGGCGGGGCGGTGCGCCCATACGGCCTTGGCGATTTCGTCTGCACTGGGCATTTCTTCGTCTCCTGTCAGTAGTGCTCGGAGTTGGTCGGGGGTGCCGCGGAATGCGTCGACATCCACGTTTCGGCCAGCGACGCGACCGGCCTCGGAGAACTGGAATATCGCGACGTCGAGTCCGCCGTATCCGTTCCATCCGCTGTCGTTGCTGCCGGGGTAGATGGCCGATGCGTATCCGGCGCGGTTGGCGCCGTAGCTCGAGGACATCAGCGGGGGCAGGCCGGTCAGGTCGGGCGATCCGATCTGGCCGTGGTACCAGCGCGGCAGATAGGTCAGACCGACGTGCACGCCGCGGCGCTGGAGCGCGGCGACCATCGCGCGGGCGACGTTGGCGCCGCCGGAGTTCGCCTCGTGGTCGATCATCGCGGGAATGCTGGGGTCGCCGATGTGGGACAGGAACAGATCGGCCTGTGCCTCGATATCGCAGTCGCCGCGTACGTAGTGGTAGCCGACGAGGATCTTGCCCGCGGCGAGGGTGGCGTCGCGGAATCCGCGCCACTGGGCGTCGCGGTAGTAGTCGCCCTCGGTGACTTTCGCGATCACGAACTCGAACCCCTCGCGGAACACCTGCGCGAGGTCGAGCCCGGCCTGAAAGCTCGAGATGTCGATACCGAACGTGACCGGCACCGGGGCCGGTATATCTGCTGGCATATTTTCGCCTCCTGGTTCTTTCGCGCCGGTCAGCCACGGCAGCGGGTCGAGTCGGTCCGGGCCGGGCGACGACCACACCGACCGGTGCACCTCGAAATGCAGGTGCGGGGCGACGCCCCCGTTCGTGGCCGAGGACGGGTTGATGTGGCCGATGCGCTGGCCTGCCGCGACCTGCTGGCCGATGCTGACCTCGCGCACGATGTGCCCGTAAACCGTTGTGCCGCTGCCTGCTTCGGTCGGATGATCGAGCACGATCCATCCGGCGGGATCCGGGCCACCGAACCCGGAGGCCGCCCCGGCGTAGATGACGCGACCGGCCTGCGCGGCGTACACGGGCATCCCGCCGCTTCCGCCGTCGCGCCCGAAATCGCAGCCCCAGTGCCAGCCCTCGGGGCGTGCGCCGAACCCGCTCGTCACGATTCGCCCGGCGCCGAGCGGCCAATACCGGGCGCTCACGCTGTGCCGTCCTGCTGGGCGCGCGCCTCGGTGATCTTGGCGCGCAGTCGTTCGACGAGGCCCGCGTATGCCTCGCTCTTGGTGTTGCCGACGAACCCGAGGCCGCGCGGGTGGCTGGCCTGCCAGCTGCCGTTGTCGGCCTGCTCGACCTTGATGTCGGCGATGTCGTAGAACGCCTCGGGGTCCGGGTCCGGGAAATTGCCGTCCGCGTCGCGGTAGACGTGCAGACCGAGGTCGTGCGGGTTCGGCATCCCGCCCGGTGTCGGCCGCCACTGCACCTCTTCGAGTTCGGGGTGTTTGCGCCAGCCGCGGCGGTGCAGGTATTCGGCGAGGCGCGGCGATTGCGGCAGTGAGAGCACGGTCGGGTCGGCGAGTTTTCGGCCGGCAGGGTTGTACCACTCGTCGAGGTGCACGACGTGGAGTTCCTCGGCGAGCGCGACGACGTTCGGATCGACCTGCGGCACGTCGCCGACATCGGGCAGTCGGCCGTTGCGGACGGCCTCCATGAACGCGATCATCTTCGGGGTGACGCGCATACCGTTGCCGAGGTCGCGGTATTCCTGCTCGCGCTGGTCGGTGGCGGCCTTGTCGCGGCCCGCCTTGGTGACGATCTCCTCGACGATCTCGCCGTCGCCGGGCGTATCGGTCATGATGCGTTCCTGATCGGTTGGGCCATGACGATCAGCTGCGCGCCCGCGGTGCTGATCGTGTAGGCGGCGGTGCCCGACACGCGGCGGGCGAGGACGTACAGGGTGGCCGTCTGGTTCGGTTCGATCACCGCGGTGGTCGAGGCTGGCGACAGCGGGTATTCGAATTTCGGGAATATCCCGATCTGCGATTGATTTTGGGCGCCGAGGCCGACCCCGTACCCGATCAGCGGGCCGTCGATCGAGCCGAGTCGCACCTCGATGTCGACCCGCGACCCGTTGATCACCGATGTCTGCACCATGTAGTTGACCGAGCCGGACAAGATCAGGGGCCGCCACGCGACCGGCTGCGCCGGAATGATCATCGTGGCGAGCGTTTTCAGCGCGTCACCGATGTTCGAGCCGCCCGCGAACTGTGCGCCCGCGATGGCCCACGGGCCCGCCAGCCGCGGGTTCGGCACCGGCTCCCACAGGTCGGCGTCGTCGTCCCATGCGAGAACCGAATCTTGGCGGGCGGTCGAGATGTCACCGACATCGGCGGCGTCGGCGATCGCGCCGGGGGTGCCAGGGTCGCCCTGGTCGCCTTCCTCGCCGCGCGGCATCGTGACCGTGAGGGTCTGGTTCGGGGCGGTGCCGGTGAGGATGGCGGCGGCCGAGCTGCCGGGCGCGCCCGCGATGGCGGCGCCGGTGAGCGTGTTCGCCGGGCCTTGCCGCCCGGTCGCGCCGAACGCATCCCGGAACCGGATCCAGTCGAGGCCGGTCCACAGATAGAGGGCTTGTTCGTCGACGGCGCGCCAGGCCTTGCGAGCGTCGGCGGTCGTGAGGCCGAGTGCCTGGAGGGTGGCGAAATCGGCGGCGTCGCCCATCCACACCCAGGGCCATGACGGGGCGCCCGGCGGGCCGGGGTCGCCCTTCTCGCCCTCGCGGATCTCGACGAGTGCCTCGCGCCCGCACACATCGAACGGGTTCACGGTGAACGGCAGTCCGACCCCGGCGTCGTCGACGCCGCGCATGGTGACGGTGATATCGGCGTCGTACACGGTCGTCATGGCGCCCCCGTCACTGGCACGGCCCACACCGCGGCGTGCGCGCCGGTGCGACTGTAGGTGTAGTTGCCTGATCCTGCGTTGCGGCGCAGCACCAAGTAGATGGCTGCGGCGACCCCTGCGGAGATGACACCGACCGAGCTGTCGGGGGTCATCGCGGACACCTGGTATTGCGGCTGTAGGCGGTTGAGCCAGTCGACCGCGTAGGGCATCCCGGTGCCGACAGCGACGATCTGCCCGGCCGCCGACCCGAGGCGGGCCTCGAGGTCTACGCGCACCGACGCGCCGGAATCGGCGGTGCGGACGATCGCGCCGCCGGTCAGGAATGGGCGCCAGGCGACGTCTTGCGCGGGCACGTTCAGGATGCAGACGGTGTTCGGTGAGGTGCTGATACCCGATGCGCTGGCCGAGAATCCGGCCGAGCCGTCCCATGCCTGGTTTTCGATGACAGTCCACGGGCCGCGCCATCCCGGATATCCGGCGGCTTTCCACTTCGCGGCGCTCGCGTTCCATACGGGCACGGCGCCGTCGGTGGGCGCGGCGGTGTCGTCGTAGTCGCTGGCGCCACGGAGCGGGCCGGGCGGCCCGACAGGGCCTTTGACACCCTTCACGCCGCGCGGCAGCACGACGCCGATGACTTGGTTCGGCGGGTCACCGGTGATGGTGGCGACCACATCGGCACCGGCCGCGCCGGTGGTGACCGTACCGATGGTGAGCACGTTCGGCACGCCGTCGGGGCCGCGGCCGCCGATCGCTTCGGAGAACGACTCGAAAGTGCTGCCGTTCCAATACATGATGGTGTTCGTCGATCGGACCCGCCACGCCTTGCCCGCCTGCGCGGTGCCGAGTGTCGGGGTGAGCGCGGCGAGCGCGGTCGGGTCGGCGATGTCGCCTTCCCACCGCCACGGGAACGCTGCGAGGCCGGTCGGTCCGATCACACCCTTGCTGCCGGTCGGCAGCTCGAACGATCCGTCGGCCGGTGTGCCTTGCATCGATTGCACGATTTCGTCGGATGTGCCGATGCCCTCGTTGATGCCGCGAATCAGGGTGGCTGCGAAATATTCGCCGACAGTTGACAATTCGTCTCCTCCCTAGACCGGCATCGCCCACACGACCAGTGATGCGGTCGCCTGCTTGTATCCGATCGTCGCGTTCGATGTGGTCGAGCCGACCCGCTCGGCGGTGACGACGAGCGACGCGGGCTGATAGGCGGGCACGGTCGCGTACGCGCTCGACGGCGACAGCGGTTTCGTCGCGTCGTCGCCGTAGGTCGGGTTCAGCCCGTACAGGTTGTAGTTGCCGTCGGCGCGGATTCCGGCGGCCTGCGCGAGCAGTACGCCGTTGGAGTTGTTGAGCCGCACGCAGGCGAGCACGTCGCTGTTCTGGCCGGTCTGGCAGTAGGTTGCGAGCTGAGCGAACACGAGCGGCCGGTATTGGAACGGCAGCGCGGGCAGCCCGAATGTGCCCGCGATGAGTTTGTCGGTCGCGGTTTCCTGGTCGGCGGCGAAATCGGTGCCGTACCACGACCACGGCCCGTACCCGCCGGGCGGCGGCAGCGCCCGCCACTTCTTCGATCCGAGGTTGTAGGCCATCACGCCGCCCTGTAGCGGCGCGGTGCTGCCGTCGTAGTCGGTGGCCGTGGCGATAGCGCCCGAGTCGCCCGCGGGGCCAGCAGGCCCCGGCAGTCCGGCCGGTGCGGTGACGATGGCCGTGAGCGCCGGACCCGGGCCGGTGATCTTGATAGCGGGGATGGTGAGTGCCGCGTCGTGCACCGTGGTCACGTCGAGGGTGGTCGCCGGGGCGGGATCGCCCTGCGGGCCGACCGCGGCCGCCGAATGCGTCCACGCGGTACCGGTCCACACGTCCATGCCGTCATCGTCGAGGCGATGCCACCACTTCCCGCGGTCGCCCGCGCCGAGGCCGGTCGGGCGGGCTGCCTCGTTCGCTACGGTGCCCATCTTCACGAACGGTGCCTGCGGTGCACCACGGTCGCCGAAATCGCCCTGCGGGCCGCCCGGCAGCGGGAGCGCGGCAGCGTCGTCGTCGAGCTGCACGGCGGCCGTCAGTATCGGCAGGTTGCCGTCGGGGTCGATGTCCTCGGTGACGGTGAGGTGCGCCGAGAATGCGATATCGGACAACGGTCCTCCCTCCTCAGAAAATGATCAGGTCGAGGTCGGCGCCGACATCGGTCGCCAAATCGTGAATCGCGGACGCCATCTGTCCCATGCGATTCCACGCCTTGACCATCGAATCGTCTTCGTCGCCGCCGTCGCCGATAGTGAGTCCCCAATGGGATGCGTTCTGTTCGCGGTCGTCGGTGAATTCGAATTCGGTGACGCGGTCGGTGAATAGCTGTTCGCCGACCTCGAAACCGATTTGCTGATTCGCGCGGAAATCCTTGCCGATCAGGTACGGGCTTCCGTCGCCGACGGATACCTTTTTCGAGGTATAGCCGCGGCTGTCGTGCAGGCCCTTCCGGCCGGTCATTACACCGTCCAGAGTGAATGCCTTGGCCGAGTTGGTGATCACCTGCTCGCGGAACGCGAACGGGCCGCTGCGCTCGATACGCCCCGCGTCCTCGTAGTAGTTCCACGCGAGGAATACGTCGTCGAGTTGCCCCTGATACAGCGAGTCGAGGCCGGGCACGCCGATCAGCAGGCCGAGCCACGCGAGGAGGTTTTTCATCGCGATATCGATTCCGGCATTCACCCAGCCGGGTGACCGGCCGCCGACGATGACGCGCGTCGCGGTCGGTTTGTGCACGGCGAGTTCGGATTCGCCGATGCCGGAATATTCGCCCTCGCGATACCAGACGTGCGGCAGGCGCCGGAATGTGCCGGTCGGACCCGAATATCCGTACACGGCCTCATATTCCGACTGTGCATCGAAATTCGGGTACCGGACGAGCGTCGTATCGTCGAGCCATTCCTCGACGAATGTGTATAGGCCGTCGATCAGGGTGCCGGTCGGACCGACGGTGTCCTCCTGGTTGTCGACCTCGAGCACGACCGTCGGCCGGTCGAGGTAGAACCATTCGGGGGCGGGCTGTTCGTCGCCCGCGTCGGGCAGGAAGAACCGGGCGGTGAGCGCCACGCCGGTGCCGTCCCACATCGGACCAAGGAACTCATCGGCCATCGGGAACCGGGCCGACCCGCCGCGCCAGACGGTGGTGTCGGTGGGGATCCACACGGGCACGAACGCGATCGGCCACAGCAGCGACCCGGACTGTGCCCAATCGGGCGCGTCGATCCACTGGTTCGTCAGCGCCCACAGGGGCGCTTGTAGCCGAATCAGGTTGCAGGTCATATAGATTGCGATCAGGGAGGCGAGCGGGCAGAACACGACCATGTGCCGGGGCCACTGCGCCAGGATCGGCGCGAACGGCGAGGCCCACAGTGCCGTCGTGGCGACATGCTGCCAGCAGTGAATCGCCTCGATATCGACCGTCTCGGTACCGTCGTCGGCGCGCACGATCGCCGCCCGGGTCACGTATCCATCCCACCGGAATGCCTTGGTCTGCACCGTGATCGGTATCGTGGCGTCTTCGCCGTCGACATTGTTGAAGAAGTGATCGAAGTGGATGAAATCGGGCCGCGGCACCTGCATTTTGAGGCCGCCCGCGGCGTTGACCTTGTAGTTGAAATTCAGGGTCGTGTACGCGCCCTCTTCGCCGACCTCGGTGAGGTACTTGTCGTAGTAGCAGACGAGCGAGGTCTGGTCGGCGCGGTCGGCGTCTTCGGCGCGCTGCAGCGCGTCCATGCGCCGCGCCTCGGCGGCAGCGTTCCATGCAGCCATCAGAACGGCCTCGACGACCGCGGTGTCACGTCCACGCGCACAGACGAATCGAGGTTGCCGCCCTCCACGCGGACAACGATGTCGGTGCTCGACCACGGCGGCAGCGACGCCAGCCACCGGCGGCCCGCCAGCGCGCCCCACACGTTCCGGCCGTCGGGGTTGGCGTCCGAGTAGACGCGGGCGGTGCGGTGGCGCGGGTGCGAGTCGATCCGCAGGGTTTCGCCGTCGTCGATCGGCGGCGTCTGCACCAGCCGCAAACCGTCCGGGTCGGTCGGGTCCTGAATCCAATACCGGCCCGGACCGGGCATCGTGTAGCGCGGCCACGCCTCCTGATCGGCGGCGTTGCGGGCCTTGACGATTCCCTCGTTCCGGCCGTCCTCGTTCAGCCACACGAAGTACTCGCCGAGGTGCTGCTCGAGCGGGTCCATCGCGACGAACGACACCGTGTACGACTCGTGCAGCGTGGTCGCCGGATCGACACCGGTGGTCGGTTCGGGTGCGGCGTCGAGGCGTACCTGCTGGAACCGCCACCCGTTGTGCCGGGTGTAGAACCCGAGAGTGCCCGGCACATCGGTGGACCAGTCACGCCAGAACGCGTCGTGCACGGCGTAGAACTGCCGCGGCGTCATGAGGATCTTCGGCAGCGCGTGGCCGCCGATGCTCACGACGGCGTCGACTTCCTTCTTGTTGCGCAGCGACCGCAGGAACGTCGCGCCGTCCTGGCGGGCGCCCTCGCTGGTCAGAATCGACACCGGCGCGAACATGTGCCCGGTCGGTGAATCGCCGATCGCGACCGCCTCGACTCCGGCGCCGACGCCAGCGAGGTGCCACGGTTTCCCGGACCGGCAGCCCCAGTAGACCGTTTTCGTGGTGTCGACCTCGAGTAGCGGATTCACCGGCCGAAACCTCCTCGCTGCGTCGCGAGCGTGCGCCGCCGCCACACCCGTTCGACCGCTGTCGCAGCCGATTTCGGGTCCATCCCCGTGTTGTTGACGACCATCTGCGGACCACCGCCACCGCCACCGGCGATACCGGCGCCCATACCGGCGATGCCGATCGCGGTGCCGAGCATTTCCTTGAGGTTGTCGCCGTTGGTGAAGTAGCCGAGGATGTCGGTCGCGGTGCGGGTGCTCAGCTGCCCGGCCTGCTGGCCGAGGTTGGCGAGCGCCTGCTCGGGCGAGCTGGCGACGTACCACGGCATCTGCCCGTTGAACAGGTCACCGACACCGGGGATGTTCTTGAGTGGGTGATCCTGCGGCGGTGAGGGCTGCACGGGGCCGGTACCGGCCGGTGCGATCCCCGCGGCGCCGGGCGTATCGGTCGCCGTCACCGCGCCCGAGCCAGCGCTCGGGGCGCCCGGCAGCGTGATGCCGCTACCCGCCCCGGACGCAGCCGCACCGGCACCGCTGCCGAAACCGGCCGGCCAGTTGTCGACCCACACCGGGATAGCGACCCCGATCGGCAGCCGAGCACCACCAGCGGCGAGCGCGCCGCCGCTGCTCGAGGTGCCGCTACCGCCGGACGTGCCACCGGTGAGCCCGCCCAGGCTGCCGCCGGTGCCGCCGCTGCTCGAGGTGCCTGCGCCGGTGCCGCTCGTCGTGCCAGCGCCCAGCGCGGGCGCTGTCTGCCCCTTGCCGAGGTCGCCGCCGAGCAGCGAGGCCGCCGGAATGTGCATGTGGTCGGTGAATATCGGGTCGTTCGCGCCGCGTGCCTGCGCGCCGACGAGGACACCCTCACCGCCGCGGCTCTCGACGTTCGTGCCGTCGCCGAGGGTCATCGCCGTATGCCCGTTCGGGCCGCCGCCGTTGTCGTACCAGCCGACCGAGATATCGCCCGAGCCGACCGCGCCGAGGCCCGGCTTGGCGCCCGCCTTGGCGAGCCAATCCCCCTCGGTCACCGTCGACATGCGCGAGGAGAACGGCGAGAGGCCGAGCGCGGAATTGACTGTCGCGGATACCATTCCGCTGCAGTCGATTGACGACGTGCTGAATCCGCCCATCTCATACGTAGCGGAATCCATCGACTGTGCGAACGCCTTGCCGGGCACGATGCCGCCGGACGCCATCGCGGCGAGGAGGCCGAGGCGCTGTCCTACCTCGAACCACAGCGGTACCGACTTGTCGCGCTTCGCCGGGCTGAGCGGGATATACGCCTCGGGCCCGGCCTCGGCCCACAGGATCGGCCGGTTCGCGATCTGCGCGCCGCGGCTGATACCGCCGTCCGCGCGGGTCGGCACGTTCACCCCGCCCGGGACACCGAACAGGTCACCGGCGCCGCCGGTCTGCTGCTGAATCAGCGCCCGCGCTGTCGGATCGCCCGCCAGGGCGTTCACCGTGACCTCGGCGTTCATCGGGATCTTCTTGCCCGTGTTCGCCGTCACGAACGCATCGATCGCGGTCTGCCCGTCAGCGGTGTTCGCGACCAGTTTGAAGTCCTTCGACCCCGGAATCTGCTCGATGTGGATACCGAGTTCGTCGAGCTTGGCCTGCACCTCGGGCGAGTTGTCGGTGAGGGTGATCGTGTGTCCGTCCGGCAGCGCCACCACCGTGTCGCCGAGCGCGCGGAACACCTGCTCCGACCTCTGCGTCGTGGTGATGTTGTCGGCCACCGAGCCGCGCAGCCGGTCGAGGCCCGGCCGCAGCGTGCCATCGATGCCGTCGGCCATCTTGCGCGCGGTCGAGGCCGCCGAGTCAAGGGACTGGTCAAAATCGCGCAGGCCCTTGCCGAGGTTCTCCATCGTCTTCGACCCGGTGAGCTTGCCGAACACCTCGGTCACCGCGCCGAGCGGCTTCATGATTCCCGAGAGCGCGCCGCCAGCACCTTCGGCGAACGATGCGAACGCGCGCAGACCGGTCGAGGACATGCCGAGGAATGCGTCGCCCGCAGCGAACGCGCCGTCGACGAGTTTGCCCATGAATCCGAGGATTTCGGGCTGGTGCTGGGTCACCCAGTCGGCGAGCTTGGCGGCCTGTGGCCCGAAAGCCTTTGCGAGAGCAGCGGATATCGCGTCGGTCGATGCTTCGATCGAGCGTTTCGCGCCCTCGATCGATGAGGCGGCGTTGCCGCTGATCGTCCCGAGTGCGTTCTCGGCCGCGCCCGCCACCTGCCCGAGGGAGCCAGCCGCGGTGCTCAGATCGAACGAATCGAATGCCGCGCCGAGGTCTTCCCACTTCGTGCCGAACAGCGACACCGCGACCTGTCCGCGGACCAGCGGATCCTGGATGTTGCGCAGGCCGTCGAAAATCTGCTGTGTCGCATCGTGGGCCGACTTGCCGCCCTCGGCGAACTTGTGCGAGATATCGTCGGCGTTGAGCCCGAGGTCCTGGAACGCCTTGGTCGTCGAGTCGCTGCCGTCCACCGCGCGGATCGAGAATTCTTTGATGGCATCGGCGGCGGTGTCCGAGTCGCGGGCACCGGCCTGCACGGCCTGATTGATCAGGCCCATTGCTTCCGAGCCGTCGAGGCCGAGCTTGCGGAACTGGGTGCCGTACTCGGTGACGGTGTCGAGCAGGTCCTCGGAGACGTTGAGGCCGTTCTGGGATGCCGCGACGAACAGATCCATCGCCCCGGAGGCGTCGGTTGCCATACCGGTTTTCACGGCCTGCCCGGCGGCGCGGGCCACAGCGGGGATGTCCTCGCCCAGGATCTCCGAGACGCCGCTCAACTGCTCGATCACCGTCTGCGTGTACTGCGCGGTGTCGGACTCGTCGAGTAGGCCGGACTGGATAGCGACCCGGGCGGTCTCGGCGTTGTCGGCCACCGATTCGCCGAACGTGTTCACATACGCGCGCCCGGCCGCTACGCCGATCTTCGCCATCGTGGCGTCATCGACGCCGAGCTTGGCCTGCGTGAGGTCGAGGGCTTTCTGCCGCTCGAATCCGGACTGGAGCGACGCCATGAATATGCCGGGCGCCGACAGTGCCGCGAGGCTGAATGCGGCGCCGATGGTGGCGCCGATGAGGCCACCTTTACCGCCCGCGCCGGTGAGGTTGCCGAGCTTGTCGCCGAGGCCCGACATGAAAGTACTGCCGAACTTCGAACCGGCCTCGGCGCCGCCCTCGCCCGCGCCGCCTGCTTCGGCTGCCGCCTTCTTCGCCTTCTCCAGCGCCTCGGCGTCTTTCGTGGCGTTCTTGCTGGCAGTGCTGCTGCCGCGCAGCGCTTTCGCGTATGCCTCTTCGGCCGCGGCGATCTGGCTCGCCTTGGCCTTGCCTGAGTCGCGCAACTCCTGCAGTTTGGTCTCGGCGACGCGCAGGCGGCCCGCGGCATCGGCGGCCTTGTCGTGCGATCCGGCCGCCTTCTCGGTCGCCGCGGCGAGGGCTTTCGCCGCCCGGTCGACATCGGCTTTCGCCGACTGCATTCCGTCGGCGATGTCGCCGCCGAACAGCTTGCCGACCTTCTTGCCGACGCCACCGAACAGGCTGCTGGCTTCCTTCTCGATGCCGCCTGTGGCGCCGCGCATCGACGGAATGACTTGCAGCGTCGCGTACGCGATCGCATCATCGGCCAACGTCGATCACCTCCCCTCGCTGCCGCGCCTCACGCGCTCGCTTCTCCGCCACCCGTTCGGTGCGCAGCACCTCGAGGTACGCCTCGCGCTCTCGCTTCTCGGCGACCTTGGCGAGTTCTACCGGGTGCTGCGGATGCAGTCGGCCGGTCGTCGCCGCGAACAGGTCGGCTATCAGCACCTCGGTTTCGGACATGACACGTTGCCCGCCGTTGAGCGCGGCACTGAGCTTCGACGTGATCGGGTGTCCGCGCAGGTAGTTCCAGATCTCGCGCAGCGTCAGCAGACGGACGCCGTACTGGTCGAACCGCCAGCGATCGGTGTAGCGGCGATGGTTGTAGAACGCGAGGTCTGCCTCGATCGCCCACTCGTACTGCCGCAGCAGCATCAGCAGCGTGCACAGCGGCCCCGGATCGCCGACGATGCGCCGCATGAGCGGCTGCAGCCGTCGGGGGTCGCCGATTACGCTTTTCCCGAGACGAACCCGACTTCACGCTCGATGGTGTTGTACAGGTCGCGGCCGTCCGCAGCCGTCATCGTCGGATACGCCTCACGCAGGCGGCTCATCGTTTCCGCGCCGAGCAGCCCGTACAGCAGCTGCGGGACGTTGCCGCGGCTCGCCGGGGTCGTCACCGACCAGAAATTCCACTCGTCGGGGTCGGCCGGGACCTTGAATTTGTAGCCGCGCCAATCGACGGTGATCGTATCGGTGCCCTCGGCTTCGATCTGCGCGGCCGACTTGAGTTCGTCGGGTACCTCGGCAGCCGGTTCGATCGCTGCCGCGGCGGCCTTGCTGCGGTCGGTGGTCTTGGCTGCCGCCGGGCGGCGGGCGCTGGACTGAGTAGCCATGTGCGGGTTCCTCCTAAGCTGGGTGCGGGTTCAGGGGTGCGGGCTCGAAAGGTGCTGGGGGCGTGGTGAACCCGCACGGAACAGCCACGCCGCCCAGCGCCTCAGTCGCCCTCGCCGGGGGTGCCGACCTGCCGGTCGAAGATCTTCCCGGTGCCGTCGGCGAACAGTCCGATGTTGACCTCGGACTTGGTCACGTCGGACTCGTTGCGGTTGTTGGCCGGAACCCACAGACGGGCGGGCTTGACCGAAATCAGACGCTCGAGGTCGCCGACATCCGACGCGGTCTCGAACGCGATGAACCCGAGGACCGGCTTCGGCATCATGATCGCGGTGGCGGTGCTGCCGGGATTCACGATGGCCTGAGTGGTCTCGTTGTCCTCGAGCATGGTCATCTTGCGGGCCAGCTCGAAGTTCTTCGCGCCGATCTTGATCAGACCGATTCCCCAGCCGAACGCCTTGGTCTCGTCCGAGCTTCGATCCTCGGCGAAACCGGCGTCGCCGTCGAGGATGCCGACCTCTTCCCAGCCGGTCGCGAACGCGGCGTCGATGTCGGCCGGGACCGCCGGGCGGGTGGTCACCCCCAGGGCGACATAGACATGTGCGTCCTGCCAGATCTTCGCGTTATCGGGATCACGGGCCATGATGACTACCTCCTATTCTGGTCTGGAATGCGTTGCATCCCAGAGGTTTTGAGCAGATATGCCGCCGCTTCGGCGAGCACCGAGCGACGTATCTCGACGCTGCCGAGCCCGACCGCGAGTAGGTCACGGTCGAGGTCGGCCAGCACCTCGGCGGTGGGCCGCGGGGCCGGGCCCGCGAGGAGGTCGCGCGCCTCCTCCTCCCACTGGGCTTGCAGTGCGGCGGCAAGCTTGGGTCGCAGGCGCTGCGGATATTTGCCGTCCTCGTCGAGGTGCCCCAATTCGCGGGCGGCTTCGAGGATTTCGGCCTCGGTCGGCAGTCGCATTGCTGCCCCTTCCGGTCGAGTCAGACGGGCAGCGTGCGAACACGGGCCCGGACGGTGAACGAGCACATGACGCCGCCGTTGTTCGAGTCGACGGCGTCGAGCAACGTTGAGGGGTCACGGATGGTCGCGATGCCCGGAATCCGGTGCGAGAGCATCACGCCGAGGCACCGGCCCGCGATCAGCCGGGCCCGGTCGCGGCCGTCGGCCCACACCGTCACGCGCAGTAGCGGGCTGGTCGATATAGGCCAATCGCCCGCCCCGCCGTCGTCGAACACGACCACGGCCGGGGCGCTGGCGGTCGTCCACTTCGACGGCAGCACCAACCCGAATGTCGGGGCGGCCGGTGCGACCATCGCGGGCACCACGCTGACGAGGTAGTTCTTGGCCGCTTTCGCCGGATCGCCCGGCACCCGTAGCGGTTTCACTTCTTCGCCCGCACCTCGAGGCCGACCTTGGCGGCGGCGCGGGTGAGCGCGCCGTCGCGGGCCTGCAGCTCGCCAGGCACACCGACAGCGGCGGCCTTGCGGTCGGTGGTGTAGCGGTACACCTTCGCGTCTTCGCCGATTTCGGCGGCGATCGCGTCAGCAGCTCGGTTCACCGCGGCAGCGAACTGGGCGGACTTGAGCAGCTTGCCGATGTTCTTCTGATTCAGCTTGATCTCGAAATCGGCCATCGTCACCCCTCCCCCGTCGTGCACAGGACGACGGTGCCGGTGCGCCCGGTGTACGGAGACACCCACTGTTCGGCCTGCGCGGCGAATCGCGTGCCGCGCACGGTGATTTCGTCGTCGCCGGTGAAATCGACGGCCGGATAGAAGTACACCGCCATCTCGATCGTCTGCCCGTTCCGGCCGCGGTCGACGTATTCGGCAGTGGCGCCGGGCGCGACCGCGGTCGCCCGCATCGGAATGTCGGTGCCCTCGATCGGGTTGCCGTCGTCGTCCATCCCGCCGCCCCGATGGCGGATCACGGTCTCGCTCACGGTGCGCCCGGCAGCCGGTACCGGTCGAGCACGCGCCGTTGCGCTGCGTTGAGCACGACGCCGCTATTGCCGCCGAACGTGAACGGCCCCATCGTTTCCGGCAGTTCGGCATTCGTCCCGACCGGAGTCGAGATGGCGGCCGATGTGGCGTCGAGGATCACCGACAGGATGTTCGCGGGCACGTCTTCGTACCCGTGGTTCACCGCCGCCACCACGCCGCGGTAACGGTTCGTCCAGTGGATGAACGGCGGGCAGCGGCGCAGCGAGCCATCAGCCGACCATTCGTACTCGGTCGACGGCAGCACGGTGCCGTTCTCGGCTATCGAGGTGACCGAGTTCAGCGCCAGCGTCGGCAGCTGCAGCACCGCGGCGCCACTGCCGTCTACCGTGATCGTCGCGTCGAGCATGGGCGCGATGTGCCACCCGCAGTAGTCGCGGATCTCCTGCACGATCGCGTCGAGCCGCAACTGTTCGATGCCGGTGCCGTCGACGAGCGCCTGAAACTGCTCGAGGGTGAGCAGTGGCCCGGGAGTGGTCACTTGCTCTCGGTGCCCTTATTCGCGGCGGTCCGGGACTTGTTCGCGGCGGTGCGGGACTTGTTCGCCGCGGTGCGGGACTTCGCCGAGCTTGGCGCCTGGTCGGTCAGGCCGCGGGCTCGAGCGTCCTCCTCGGTGAGCTGCACCGAGGTCGGCCACCCGTTGATGACCACCTCGTACTCTTTGAGTTCGGCCATGTTTCCTCCTCCGATTCGATCGGACTCGCGGCCGGTCGAGGCGACCGACCGCGAGTTGATCAGGGCCATCAGGCGAGCGCGACCTTGACGAACGCGGTCGGGCGGGTGACGGCGAACGCGAGCCGCTCCTCGGCGAGGATGGCGACCATGTTGCGGATGAAGAAGTCCGCGTGCGAGTCGGTCATGGTGACCGTGGTCTGCTCGCGGTCCCAGATCACCGCCTTGGAGAAGTCGCCGAGCAGCGCGGTTCCGGACGGCTGGGTCTCCGACTCGACGACCGGCAGGCCCCACAGGGTGCGGGCCGCGATGGCGAACGGTCCGCCGTAGTAGTAGCGGTTTTCGCCGTCCTTGGTGAGGTCGATGGTCTCGGCGTCGGCCGGGTTGACCACGATCCCGGTCGGGTTCACGCGGCCCACGGTGCGGGCCTTGGTGATCGCCTTGCGCACCGAGGTGAACAGGTCCGTCGAGAACGACTGAGTCTGTACACCCGACCAGTTCAGGATGCCGGTGAAGTTCTCGCCGGACCCGTTACCGTTGAGGATCTGCCCCTCCTCGGCCTCGGCGACATCCTGCCGCAGTTCGTCGTTGATCAGGCCCTCGAGCGCGGCCACGTCGGCGAGTGCACGCTTGGTGGCGGGCACCCATTCGGCGATGGTCTTCACGACCGCGGTCTTGCGCTCGTACGCCCACGCACCCTCGGGCTTGTAGCCGCCGCCGGTCGCGTTGGTGAACGTCACCGCTCCAGTCTCGGTGTCCGCGGTCGCGGTCGGCGCCGCCGAGCTGGTCGCCTCGGGCACCGTCGCGGCAGCGTTGGTGTGCGAGGTCTGAGCCACGTACTCGACTGTGTCCGACCCGGTCCGGCGCACCGAGACGAGGTCGCGGATCTTGAGTTCCTTGCGGCCGAGCGGCTCGACGATGCCGGTCTGCTCGGCCACGACGAACGCGCCCGCCGAAGTGTCCGAGCCGCCGACGAACAGGCCCTTGATGCTGATCGGGTCGGTCTGGAAATGGGTCCGCTCGGGAACGTGGCCGCCCTTGAACGGGGCGAGCGCTTCCTTGAACGCGATCGAGTCGACCACCTGCAAGCCGAGCGACTTCACGCGCTCGCGCACCGGCATCTGGCCCTGCGCCTCGACATCGCCCGCGGCGGGTTCGCCGATTTCAGCGGCGAGACTCTTCGCCTCGTCGAGGATCTCGAGGTCGCTCTTGGCGACCTTGATCTGATCGAGCAGGCCGCGGGCCTTCTCCATCTCGGCGTTGTAGTCGGCGAGGATCGCCTCGGCCCAGCTCGACGGATCGCCGTGCTTCTCGGCGATCTCGCGGGCCGCGCCGGTCGCCTGCAAGGCGGCCTTCTGCAGCTCGCCGAGCTTCGTCTTGGTCATCATGATTCATAACCTCCTGGTCGTTGAATTGCTATACGCTGCACTCGATTTCGAGTTCGAGCGCATCCAGCGCCAGGGAGACGGACGGGCTCGGCGTGGTCGGCCCGGCGGGAGTCTGCGCAGACTTCCCCGGTGACGGTTCCTTACCGCTGGTCTTTTCCTGGTCTTCGGTGTCCTCGTCGGCCGAATCGTCGACCGGGAGTACAGATTTGAGCGAGGCGGCAGCTTCCTCGAGCTGGCTCACCGTGTCGCGGATGATGTTCTCGTTCTTCGTCGACAGCACGCGACCGGCCTTGGCGCGCAGCGCGTCGGCGACCGCCTTCACGGCGAGGATCTCGGTCTCCTGATTCGCGCCGATGGGCACGATCGACACCTCGAACAGGTCGAGCTGTTTCAGCGAGTAGTAGGCGTCCTTGTACGTTTTGCCCTCGCCGACGGGCTCGACCCATTCACCCTCGACGATCGCGTAGGCGAACGACATCTGCGACACCCGGCCGGACTTGAGTAGCCGGTACACCTGCGCCGATTTCGGCGACTGCATATCGAGCTGGCCGTGAACCTTGAGGCCGTGGTCGTCCTCCTCGGCCTCGATGAGGTGGCCGAGGTTGAAATCCGGGTCCGCAGTGTTGTGCCCCCACAGCAGCGGAATCGGAATCGCCTTGGCGGCCCACGCCTTGAGGGTGTCGGTGAACGCACCCGGCTGCACAACGTCGCCGTAGCTGTCCTTGTTGCCGAACACGCTGGCGTAGGCGATGAACTCGCCCTCGGCGAGGCCGGAATCCGGTCCGGCCTTGACCTTCACCGCGCACGTTTTGGTGTTCACTGGTCGCCCTCCTCGGGTTCCTCGTCGGCGGGCGGCGGTGGCGGGTCGCCCTGGTCGTCGTCCTCGGTGCCCGGATCGGCGGGCACGGGGTTCTGGTCACCGTTCGTGGTGACGTTGAGAGGCCGGATCAGTTCGTCGCCGCCGTCGACCGGCGGCCGGTTGTCCATCGCGCGGGCCTCGTTGACGGTCATCCACGGGCCGCCGACCGCGGTCTGCATCTGCGCGGCGCGCTGCTCGAACGAGCCGGTGAGCTTCTCGCGCAGGTTGAACTCGACGTACACGCGCTGCCCGGCGGCGAGGTCGGGCACAAGCTGTAGCCGGATGTCCTCGGCGAGCATGGTCAGCCACGGACCGAGGGTGTCCTGATAGAGCATCTTGTGCTGCTCGGTGATGTTGGAAAACGTTGCGTGGTCGAGGATTCCGATCATCGGCGGCGGGATGAAGTACGCGGCGGCGACCTCCTCGCGGCTGAGCTTGCGCACCTCGAGGTACTGCAGTTCCTTCGCGTTCTGGGCGGCGGCCTGGAACGTCATGCCGTCCTCGAGGATGGGCGTACCGCCCGCCAGAGGACCGTCCCCGGCGTATTGCGCCTGCCACTGCCGGCGGAATTTCTCACGGCCCGGGTCCGACCACTTCGGTGCTTCGGCCGGTCGCTGCAGGTATCCGGACACCCGTGCGCCGTTGTCCATCACCTGTTTGCGCATCCTCGTCGCGGCGAACTCCTCGGCGAGCGTCGTGCGTAGCGCCTCGATCGGCGAGGTGCCGAAATCGTCGGTGCCCGAGTAGCCGCGGAAGTACACCATCTGATCGGCCGGGATCTCGCGCTTGCCCTTCGATCCCGCGAACTCGAACCGGTCCGGGGTGAGCCAGTTGTCACCCTTCGGCGTCACCAGCATCGGCGGCAGCCGCACCAGGCCGAGGCCGGTCGCGGTCTTGACCTTCCACCAGTACGCCCGGTCGAAGATCGCGAAATCGTGCACGAGGCCGTTCATCAGCCGGTAGCGCGTCGTCCACGGGTTCGGCTCCTCGATCACATTCGACACCGGGTGATCGGTGAGCCGCTTACGCTCGGTGTCGCCGACGCGGTCGAACACATGGATGCCGAGCTGGGCGATGTTTCGGGCCAGGAACGACACGCAGGTGCGCACTGCCGACTGTGTGCGCCACAGTTCGTAGTAGTCGATGGACAGGCCATCGGTGATCAGCAGGCGCGGCGTGCGCGGCAGGTCGGGCCGCGACAGCGACCGGATAGACCCGTCGGAGACGACGAACGCCATCAGAGCGCCTGCACGTAGTCGACGTTCGCCTTGTCGACGAGGACCTCACCGTCGGCCGGTGCCTGCTGCTCGCCCTCGTGCACCGTGGCGTCGCGCAGCAGGAAGAACGGGCCGCGCCACTTCGTGACCACGCCCGAAATCGCCCGGCCCGTGCGCAGGTTCACCACTGCCCGGCGGTTCCTGAGGTATCGGTACCCCATCGGCCCTCCCATCACACGACCTCGAGGTCGCCGTCGTCGTATGCGCTGCGCTGCGTGGGCCCGGCGTCGATCGCTCGGGCAAGCGCCATGATCAGAGCGGCGACGGGGTCGATCTTGTCGCCCGCATTCGCCTTGTCGGGCTTCACGTTCCCGGCCGGGTCCGTCGCTACCGCGAAGTTGTCGACCGTCCACCGCACCGCCGGATTGCCGCCGTGGCGCATGATCGGCGTCTCGACGGTGCCCATGTTCACCAGGCGTTGCAGTTCCTTCGTCGGGCTGCTCAGCGAGGCGTAGCCCTGCCCGATGGTCACCATCGGCGCGCCCTCGGCCATGAGGTTGTTCACCAACTGCGTCGAGTTCCATCGGTCGTAGGCGACCTCGGCGACCTCGAACACCTCGGCGTCGCGCAGGATCGTCGCCTCGATGTAGTCGTAGTCGGCGACGTTGCCCGGCGTCGCGGTGAGGATCCCCCGCTTCACCCAGCCCGATGCCGCGCCCGCGGTCCGCTTGTCGAGGGCGGCGACGTTGTCCTCGGGTGTCCACAGCCGCCACAGCAGGTCGTAGCCGCCGCGGTCCTCGTCCGGGAACACCCAGCACAGCGCACACAGGTCGCTCGTCGAGGCGAGGTCGAGGCCGCCGTAACAGACCCGGCCGTGTAGCCGCTGCTCGTCCACGATGGACGCGTTGCGGTCCCATGCGTCGATGTCGAGGTACTTGGTCTGCTGCTTGGTCCGGATGCCGAGATGCAGACGTAGATACGACGCGAAATCGGCCGGCGACTGCTGCGCCTTCACCGCGGCCGATTTCAGGAACGCCCGGGTCGGCGAGATGCCGAAACCGGGGTTCGCGGTGCGCTGGGTCTCCTCGGTCAGCGGATCCGCTTCGGGGTCCGCTGCCCAGATCACGCCGTAGGTGGTCTCGTCGTGCAGGACGCCGCGCGCCAGCTGCTCGACGAGGGTCCGCTTGCGGTCGTAGACGGTCTCTTTCTTCGATGCGTCCGCCGTCGTGATGAACACGATCAGCGGTTGCACGCGGCTGCCGGTGCCGGTCTCGATCGCCTCGACCAGTTCGTTGGTCTTGTGCAGGTGCAGCTCATCGATGATGCCGCCGTGCAGGTCGGCGCCATGCTGGGCGTCACCGGCGTTCGCGACCGGCTGGAAGTAGCTGCCGGTGCGGTTGTGCACGATCTTCGCCTTGTACGGCGTGACGTGCTTGCGCAGCGCGGGCGACTTCTCGGCGAGTTGCTTGATCGGCGCGAACACGAAATGCGCCTGATCGAGGCGGGTCGCCGCAGCGATCACCTGCGCGCCCTCCTCGCCGTCGGCGCAGGTGAGGTGGATTCCGATGCCGCCCGCGAGCGTGCTCTTGCCGTTCTTGCGAGGCACATCGACGTACAGGGTGCGGATGATGCGCACGTAGATGCCGAAATCCTCGTCGAGGTGCACCCATCCGAACGTTGGCGCCAGGATGTAGCCGACCTGCCACGGGTCCGGCACCAGCGGTTGACCGGCGAGACGACCCTTGGTGTGCCGCAGGTTGCGGAACGTGTTGAGCGCCTTGTCGACCCGGTCAGGGTCGAACCGTGCGCCGGGCTCGTCGCGCGGCTCCGGGGTCTTCCAGCGCGGCGGGCAGTCCGGCAGCGGGATGCCGCGGCTCACCAGGTACCAGGCGACCTCGGGCGAGAGCTTGAGCCGGTCGAGTTCGTCCTCGTCCGGCAGCTCGATACCGTGCGGGCTCGGACTATTCGAACGGGTTGCCATCGTCGCCGCCGTCACCGGTGGCGCGGGCGAGCTTGCTCTCAGCCGAGGGCGTGAGGCCGAATTCCTGCGCCATGCCGCGCAACTGGGTAGCCGCGGTCTCGGCGACGCTCACGGCCGGGTTCTTCGATACCCACTCCGATTCGCTGCCGTCCTTGCGGATGCTGCGGTTCGTGATGGTGAATCCGTTCGCGTTCACGTTGCGAGTGGCCTCGACGAACCGCGCCCACGTCTCGCAGTAGACCGTCAGCGCGGCTCGGTCCTCTTCCTTGAGCAGGTCGAGGCGAGACAGGCCGGGCACGACGCGCTTCCATTCGGCCTTGGCCTCGCGCGACATCCACGTCGGCGGTTTCGGCGGGATCCGCCGGAACTCCGGGGTCGGTTCGACCTTCCGGCCGCCCGAATCGCGGCCATCGGAGCGACCGCCGAGCAAACGCAGGTTCGCGGGTGCTGCCGTGCGTCCCATTGCACCCCCCTACCTGGAAATTCTGAGCGCGAAAAATGAAAGCTACCGCCGCGTGGTCCCATCGTCGCAGGTCAGAGACTTGCACCCCCTTACCCCTCTGACCTGCGGTTTTGATGCGATCAGCGCGGTTGAGGGTTGCGGGCGGTGCGCGCCTCGAGGGCGGTCTTCGCGTCGTGGTGGCGGCGGCACAGTGATTGCAGGTTCGCCCAGTCGTATCGGTTGCCACCGGCGCCGATGTTGGTGATGTGGTCGACCTCGATGGCGAGGGCCGGGCATCCGGGGTGCTCGCATATCGGATCGGCGGCGAGCTTCGCGGCGCGCAGTGTGCGCCATCGTCGGGTGCTGCCGCTGCCCGTGTAGCCGTTGCGGCCCTGCCATGCCGGGGTGCATGGGCACCGCCGACCCGAGGGTGCAGGCTGGCGACAGCGGTTGCACACTCGGGGCGGACGGGCAGGCATGGTCAGCCGTGGGCGGCCACGGCCGCCAGGTTGCACGCCGCTGAGATGTTGGCGCACATCGCCCGCGTGAACGGATTGATGGTGTTGCGCACTTCGCCCGGGATGGGCAGGCCGAGGGCGCTGAGCAGAGCGTCGAGCGGGGCGTCGAGGATGACCTCGACTTGCTCGGCTGCGAGCGGTTCGACTCCGGCCATCAGCCGAACAGGATCTCGAGGCCGTGGCCAAGGGCGCAGCCGAATGCCTGCCACGGGAAGAGGTGAAGGATGACGTTCATGGTGGGATCCCTTCCGGGGGTTGCCACTGCGCCTCGGTGGCGCGGTAAGGTCAGGCGTTCCGCGCGTTTCGCACGCCGTCGCTGAGGTGGTGCACGTGGGCCCACGCTTCATCGATCGTGAGGCGCCTGCGCTCGACGCGTTCGACGAGGGCAGCGGCGTCGGCGGTGAGGGTGAACCGTGCGGGTCCGGGGCGCCGCGGCGGGTCGATGCGGTCGGCGAGGTTCCGCAGCCAGCCCGCAGCGAGGCGGGTCATCACCAGACCCACCACCGCAGCACAGGTTCGGTGTAGCGCGGTGCAGGGTGACACAGCGAGTGCACCCATTCGGCGAGTTCGTGCACGGTCCCTCGATTCGGGGGTGAGGTGGAGCGCAGCGGGCGCGCAGCGTGGCCCCCCTGCTTCGACGACAGGGGTTGCGCGAGTGCTCCTTGGGCTGCTTACCGGGGGGTTCGTCCGGGTTGACGCGGTCCGCTGCGGGCATGAGTGAGGGCTGCAACCCCGATTCTGGGTGCAGCCCTCCGACACCATAAGCATGTACGCAGGGACATCGATGTCAAGTACCCACGCCGATTGATCTTGTGTCAGGGCGCTATCTGCGGATAGTCGGGGTGATCGGACCATGTCGCGGCGATAGCTTCGAGGGCAGCGTACAGCCCAGCTTCGAACCCGGCATCGCGATCGGACAGGGCGGAATCGTGTTCGGCCGACGAGTGTCGGTTGAGTACGGCCCGTATCGCCGCGCACTGCCGCAGCACGCGTGCCGGATCCTGCCGGGCGCCTCATCCTCGGCGATGCGCGCCGCGATGAATTCCTCGATGGTCATGCTGCCCCGTTGCCCTTCCTGGATGCGTGGGCGACCAATACGTCACCCAGTCGGTAGAACGCGGTCTCGCCGTCGCGGCTGACCGATTTCAGCGCGCCGACCTTGACGAGGTACCGCACGCGGTCACGGTTGAGCCCCTTGCCGATCGGCCCGAGCTTGGCGGCGATGGCGCCGACCGTGTAGGCGGTGACGATCGAGTTGTTCGCGGCGCGCAGCTGCACGGGGTCGACCCGGATTTCGTCCTCGGGCGGTAGGTCGATTTCGTACCGGCAGTCGAAGATGGCGGTCTCGATGTCGAGGTGCGCGGTCTCGGCGCCCTGGGTGGTGGCGAGGCTGTAGATGTGCCGTTTCAGCCACCGTGCGGCGGTGCCGAGGTCGTCGACTGCTGGCACCCGCACGGCGCGCTGCTCGCACACTGCCCGTATCCAGGTGGTGAGTTCGTTGCGCAGTGCTTCGGCGGCCTCGAACGCGCCCATGTGCACGGGCGGGCGGCTCTCGGGGTGCGATCGGGTGCTGCCGCCGAGGCCCGGCGGGCGCACGCGCGCCTGCCGGGTTTCGGTGATGGCGAGTTCTTCGATGAGGGCGGGGATTTCGCCGAGCAGGTCAGCGAGCGCCCCGATCTGGGCGCGGGTGAGGTACAGGTGGTCGACGTTGTCCGTCATCGGTGCCTCCTGAATATGGCGGTGGCTATCTCGCCGAGGGCTTCGAGTGCGGCCCTCCAGAGCGGCGGTTCGGGCGCCGGGCGGTAGTACCAGGGCGCGGCCCGGTCGGTGGCGGGCGGGGTGTCGTAGTCGGCAGGCGGGGTGTCGACCGGTTCGGGCTCGACCGGTTTCGCGGGCAGGTGGTAGACCTGCGCGGTCGCGTCAGGTTCGGTCGGGCCGGGCTGCGACCATCCGATCGAGAGGCCCTGGCGGGCCTTGCGGCGGGCGTCGGCACGCTCGTATCGGGCGAACCAGGGTTCGGAGTCGATCACCGGAGCGGACCTCCCTCGAAGGTGTTGCCCATCGCGGCCGACCATCCGGCGAGGAATGCCTTGTGCGCCGCGGTAAGCGGGTCCGAGGCGATTCCGTCCTTGCGGTAGTCCGACCACTCGCACGCCTGCCGAGCCTTGGTGTCCTCGTCGGGCCCCCAGGGGCCCGACGGCGTGTCGGCGGCGGGGGTCGCCTTCACGGTCTCGCGGTCCCGGTTCCGCTGGCAGCGTTGCCGTTCGTCCTCCTGCCGTGTCCCGTCGTCGACGCCGCGGGCGTAGATGTCGCGGGCCGTTTGGTGCAGGGACCAGACGCCGGGCTGGTCGAACGGTTCCCGGTTGCTGTACTTCGCGGTGTCGTGCAGCTCCCGCTCGACGTAGGACTCAATCGCCCGGATCACTTCGAGGGGCTCGATTTGGTGGTCGCTCACCGGTCGACCCTCCGTTCGATCGCCAGCGCAGCGCGGTACACGAGCCACGTTGCGCCGTAGGTCATCCAGTAGGCGGCCCAGCAGACGCCGTAGATCACGGCGCCGCCGATGGCCGAGATGAGGATCAGCACGAGCAGTAGCTCAGCCACGGTTGGCCTCCTCGATGAACGCGAGCACGTCGGCGACCGAGTGCCCGTTGACCCGGATCAGCGGCGCGGCGCGCTTCGCGATTTCGAGCGCGGTGGGCAGGTCGTGGCGGAACCGCGCGAGCCATTCGTCTTCGCGTTCGGACGGGATCGGTTCCCAGTCCTCTCGACCGTCGATGTCGTAGCAGCGCTGCATCCGCCGGACCGCCCACCGGCCGTATCCGGCGTACTCGACGTGCACGGTGTAGCTCAGGGCGTTGATGTCGTCCTGCGGCAGGCACGACACGTCGTAGCGGGTGACCGTCACGCGGGGTTCGGGTGTGCTCATCGGCCGGCCTCCTGCGCCTTGACCCGGAGGTCGTATACGGGCTTCTGGCCGTGCAGCGGCGCGGCCCGGAATGTCAGGTCGTTGGTGTCGCCCGTGTAGATGTCGAGGTAGCCGGTGACCGCCATGTCCGGGTTGGGCCAGTAGCGGACGGGCACGCTGCGGGTGGGTTCGCGGTTGATCGGTGCGGGCAGTAGTCCGTCGCGTTCGAGGGCGTCGCGGATGAGGTTGGTGATGTCGGGGAATTCAGGCACGGTCGGGCACCTCCTCTTCGGTGACCGGCTCGCGCTTCGGTGCGGTCTTCTCGCCGACCTCGTACGGTGTGGTCCAGTTGAGCCGCTCCGCCAGCTGCCGTCGCGCTTCGGCACCGCCCGACCACCGGTGATAGTCGTCCGTAGCGTCGGTGCTGCCCCTCAACGCCTGGATGTACTCGACGCGCTGATTGATGAAGTCGGCGCAGGTTTCCGCCAGCTCGGCCGCCCGAGACTGCGCCTCGTCGCGGTCGCGAATCGCCTGTGCGAATTGGCGCTGCGAGAACCGCGGCCGAACCGCTTCGAGTTCGGCGATACGGGTATCGCGAGCCTCGACTTGCGCTCGCAGTTCCGCCACACGCGCGCCCAACGCTGCTGCGCTGCCATGAGCCGCACCGGCATCGCGGCGGAGGTCCTCGATGCGGGCCCGAGATTCCGTGATTTCGTCGAGGAGGTGCAGCACGGATGCCGGATTGCCGTGCCATGTCACGTAGTTGATCCATGCGGCGCCGAGGACGATGCATCGGTCGTTCAGTTCGTCGCGGGCCTCGGTGGTGGCGCGGCGGTACTCGGCGAGCTGTTCGTCGGTGAGTTGGTCAGGCATGTGCGGTCTCCTCGGGGTCGAATAGGGGCGGTTCGGGGTCGTCGAGGTTGATGGCGTCGAGGGTGATTTGCGCGAGCTGGGCGAGCACTATCCGTTCGAGGGGCAGGTTTTTCGGGTCGACGGTGCCGCAGACGCGGGCCCTGTGGCGGATGTCGGCGGGCAGCCGTTCGCACCAGCGGTGCAGTCGCGGGTAGGCAATGCGGGCCTCGCGGACGATTTGGCCGTCTTTCCATCGCCAGGGCTTGCCGTCGTCGCGCCAGGCGTCGGCGATGCGTTCGCGCCATTGCCCGAGGATGGCGTCGGCGCCGTATTGGTAGGTGAATCCGTGCATCCCGCCGGTTTCGCGGCCTTTCTGGAGGTACTGGATTCCGGCGGCCGGGTCGGCAATGCATCGGCCGAGGTCGTCGCGCAGCAGGTCGCGCTCGTCGGGGGTGAATTCAGGCATCGGTGTTCCCTTCCGGGCGGAGTCGGCACGGGTGCACGAAGATCAGTTCGTGCCGTTGGCCTTTGAGGTCGGTGCGGGTGCAGGCGCGGCCGATGGGGGCGCTGCAGTAGGTGCAGGCGCGGGCGTGGATGGCGGCGGTTCGGGTGGCGGCCTCGACTTGCCAGAGGCGGGGCCGCGGCTGTGTCGGTTCGGCCTCGGTCATGGGCGGTCTCTCGGGGCGGCAAGCGCGGCCATCACGGCGGGGGTGATTCCGCGGTACGGTTCGACCTTCGCCGTCGGCCGGACGCCGCGCGCGAGGCAGTCCGGGCAGATGTCGCCCCACAGCTTCGCGATGAACCAGCCGCGGTTCTGGAATTCGGCGAGCGGCGGCTCTCGGGGGAATTCCTCGCTGCGGGTGGCGCATCCGGACTGGTCGCACTTCATGACCCACCGGCGGTCGGTGTCGGAGACCCATGTGCGGGTCATGGCCGTTCCTCGCTATCCCCATCGTTGGGAACGTCATTCTCAGTGGTGGCGATGTATCCCCGTGCGCGGAAAACGCGCTGGACAACCGCCAAGGCGCGGTTGACATGCCGCGCCCATCCGTCGAGCCGCTGGTGATATTCGGCGTGCAGCTCGGGCACGACGGCGTACGCGCCGCAGACGGCACAGACGTTGCCGGCGGTCGGCAACGGCGCACTGTCCTCGGCGCTGGGACGCTCGACCTCGGGATCCGGAGCGGGCTCGAAGTCGGGCTCTGGCGCGTCGTTCGGCTCGGGCGGGATCTCGGCGGGCTTGGGGCGCCGCGTGATCCGGAATGGTCGCTGCGGCATCACTTGCCCCCGATCGCATCGCGGTCGAGGATGGCGAGGATCTCGCGGCCCGCTAGTCGGCGCGCCGCGCCGTACTCGGCGGTCGTCCATCCGGTGGCGCAGACGCGCACGTCGGCGAGGCGGGCCAGGGCGCCGAGGCCCACCTCGGCCGCCTGGTCGCGCTGTGCCGCCAGTTCGGCGTTGTGGACACACGCGGCATCGAAGTCACTCCGCTTGGCAGCGAGATCGTTGCGCAGGGCGCCGATTTCGGCGAGTGCGGCCCGCAGCCGCGGCATGATCGCCTCGTCGTCGCGGTTGGCGATGCCGAGCGCATCGCAGACCTGCCCGGTGAGGTCGGCGAGGTGCGCGATGAGTTCGGCGTCCTTGGCCCGGTCGAGCAGTTCGCCGATGGCCTGATCGTGATCCTGTGGCGTCGAGGCTGTCTCGTCGTTGCCGGGGTCGTCGGCGCCGACTTCGTCGGCGATATCGGCGAGCAGGTCCACGGTCACGCGGAACACGCTGTCGGCGGTTTCGACTCGCGGGCCTGTCTCGGAGATGTACCAGGGCAGTGCGCGGTCGTCGATGGCGAGCAGGCCGCCGCGGGCGTCGGTGGCGACGCGCTGCCCGATGATCGTCACGGTGACCTCGGCCAGCAGGCCGTCATCAGGTTCGGCGTGGCGGACGTACATCCCGGGGGCGAGCGACCATCCGAACGGTTCACCGTTGACGGTGATCGTGCCCTCGGTGTGGTCGACGATGATGTGCTCGGCGAGGAATCGGGGCGCGGGCAATGGGGACACGGGTACTCCTCGGAGATTCGGGGCGGCCGCATTCCGGGCCATCGATGAGGGGAAGGTTTTTCCACAGGGCGCGGGCGCTGTCGGGAGTTGCGTTCGAGAGCCAGCCACGCGGGTAGTAGTGGTGTTGGGTTGGTAAATATGGTGGGGGGTCACCGGTGACCCCCAGACATTCCGAAATGACCCCCAGACATGTCCGAGATGACCCCCAGACATTTCGGCGGCCCGCTAATCCACGGGTCACCCACGACCCCCAGACATTTGGGCTGTGGATAACTTGTCCACAGGTTCCGGGGGTCACCCATGACCCCTAGACCTGTTGGGCGGCAGCCACTTCCACGGGTCATCAGTGACCCTCGGACATGTGCTCCTCTTCCGGGTCGAGCATCGGCCGGTCGAGCAGATCGGCCGGCACCGTGAGCCGATACTCGTCCGCGTCGCCGTTGTGCCGATTGCCCTGCTTCACCCGCTCGACCATTCCGGCGTCCCGCAATTCGCGCAGGGCGCGTTTGACGGTCTTCTCCGACACGCACATCACCAACGCGAGTTTCTTCACCCCCGGAAACACGCGCGTGCCGTCGAAATTCGCGTACGTGGACATCATGAGGCCGAGATACTTTGTGCCCGGCGTCATCCGGACACGGCGCAGAATGCGCACCCACTCCTGCTGATCGACCGGCTTGCACGCGGCCTCCATCGCCTCCACCTTCCACGACCCCCGCAATGCGCTCACTCACCGCCGAGCACCACCTCACGAGCAGGCCCCTCCGGGTACTGGTCCCAGGTGCGTTCGTCGAGTTCGCGCCCGGCGGCCCGCTTGCCCACGCGCCACTGCCTGTCGCGGCCGTAGCCGGATGTGCCGTACTCGGAATCCCAGCTGCGGAAGGTGTCCTCGGGCATCTGGTCGACCGTGACGTGCTCGCCCCATTGCTTGAACAGGAACGGGACACCCGCCTCGATGCACTGGTCGCGCAGATCACGCGCCCAATCGGGATCCATCGGGCGCGCGCCGGGCCCGGACTCGCCCCCGACGACTACCCAGTCGAGCGCCGGGCGCGGCGACCAGTCGGCACACGCACCGCCGCACGCGCACTCGTGCCGGTCGCCGTCGTCGGGCCGTCGGCACCGGCACCCGTCCGGGCACCGGTGCGGGAACAGGTGCTTGTCGAGGTCGACCCAGCCGAGCAGCGGCTCGGCCGAGATCCACCGCACCGCGGCCGGGGTGTCGAGCAGCAGCGGGATACGGATATCGGCCCACTTCTGCGACTCGACGCTCGTGCCGATCCAGACATTCGGCAGCGGCCACACGTCAGACAGCCAGAACGGATACGCCCGGAACCGATCCGACGACAACAGCGCTCGCATACGCGCGGTGCGCTTCGTGAGCACCTGGAACGTGTGCTGCTCGGTGACGGCCATGGTGGCGAACACGCGCGAGATGAACTCGTCCGGGACGTCATCATGGAACAGATCGGCCATGGAGCACACGAACACCTTGCGCGGCTTGCGCCAGTCCACCGGCCTGCGCAGCCGCTCGGGGTGCAGCCGCACGCCGGTGGTCGCGCCGATCTGCGGTCCATCGAATCGCCTGTGCGCCATCCGCATCGGCGGCGTCCGCTCGATGTAGCAGCGTTCGCACCCCTCCGATATGCGGGTGCACCCCGTGACCGGGTTCCATGTCTCGTCGGTCCATTCGATCCGGCTCACAGCCCCACCACCGCCTCTCGGGCGGCGCGGGCGAACCGACCCTCGAGCGCTTGATCGATGAGTCGCTGGAGGTCGCCGGTCGTGCTGTTCGGGTCGACGAAAATCGCGAGGGTCATCATCAGCTGCGCCATGCGTTCCGGATCGCGGCGCATCATCGCGACGAGGTGCCGGTACGTGTCGAGTGGCGCTTGCTCCCGCACGCGCTCACTGAGCGCCAGCGCATCGACCGCGCACCGGCCGAGTTCGGTCTTGCCGTATCGAGCCATCACTCGCCACCCCCGCCGCGGTGCAGCCAGAGGTCGGCGCCGCCGATCGCGACCGCGAGCAGGAACAGGAGAGTCACGGCCTGCCAGATGTGCCCGATGATGATCACGACACGCCCCCGGCGATCAGGGCGCGGATGTAGTCACCGACCAGGCCGGTGGACGGCCGGTGCGTGTTGGTGACGGCGTCGTGGGCGACCGAGCCACGCCACAGGGCGGCCTCGATTTGCTCGGTGGTGCGCTCGCCGCTCCAGATCCCGGCGCGGGTGCGGGCATCTGTTGCGTCCTGCATGAGGTCGGCGGCCACCCTGGCGAGAGCCGAGTCTGCGGTGATCGTGATGCCGAGCTGTTTGGTGACGGTGATCGTGATGCGCGTCCGCTCGGCGATTTCGCGCGCGGTGTCCTGTATGGCGGTCACGACACACCCCCGAGGTTGACGCGCATCTCGAGCATCTGCATGTCGCCGAGTTCGGCGGCGCGCACGCGGCGATTCGCCACGCAGAACGCGCACTCGCACCGGTATCGCGGGTCGGGCGGACTCTGCACGGCGCCGCGGGCGGCGCACCGCTCCGGGGCTGCGAACCAGGGCTCGCGGACCATGGTGTCAGGCATGGCGCACCGCCTTGCCGCATCCGTTCGGGCACCACGCCAACCGACCGTGATCGTCGGTGATGACACCGGCGATGCACTGGCCGCATTCGCCGACGGCCCGCAGCTCGATCGGATTGACCACCGGGCGGCCGTGGGCGACATCGCCCGCCATATAGCCGAGGCGGGCGAGAATGGCGCGCGCCTGCTGTGCGAATACGGGCATCCCGGCCTGGTCGAGTTCTCGCGCGAGCGCGGCGATTCCGGCCACGGACTCGATGAACGCTTGCTTCGACGGAATAGTGCTCACCGGCGATCACCCCCGAACACCTCGAAGTTCCAGGGCTCGGATTCGAGTCCGTGTAGCCGGGTCATCACCTCATGGCGGAGGCGGTCCATCACCAGGGGGTCGGCCTTGATGTCCGACATGATCGAATCCGCCATCTGGTCACGGATCTCCTCGGGCGCGGTGGGCGCGAAGTTCAGCAGGGCGGTGCAGATGCCGGACGTCATGCCGTCGAGGTAGATGTCCATCGCGGTGTCGAAGTCGGTCCGGATGACCTCGTGTTGAGGGCTCATCGGGCACCACCGGAGTGTTGGCGAGCCCACTCGTCGGGGGTCTGCCAGCTGTAGGCGGGCATCGGCATCGTCGGCGGGTCGAATATCGGCAGCAGTTGGGTACCGGGGTCGACCGGCCGGGATGCGGTGGGGCGGGCGACGATTCGGGCGAGGATCCGGCGCCATCGTGGCGTCAGGCGATGTTGTGCCATATGCTTTCTCCGTTTTCTCGGATTGCGCTCGACGGGGTAGGGCCCGGCGGGCGTGGGGTGAGCAGGTGGTCAGGCAGCCCGCCGCGAGGTGCGAATCGCTCGCGGCGGGCGCCTGTCATGACGCCGCAGCTACGCGGCGATTGAGACGGCGACGACTGCCCGCGGTGAGTCCGGCGGGATCCGGTTTCGGCGCGATCGCAGGTCGCGCCATCAGTTCGATAGCCGATTCGATGTCGGCGCGGGTGAGCATCCAGGACCGGCCAACCTTGCGGCCGGGAAACTTCCTCTCGCGCAACCGCTTCGTCAGCCATGCGACAGTTACGTGCGGTCCGAGCATTTCAGCCACTTCCGCGACGGTGTAGAGCATGAGGTCGGTCGGCGCGCTCATGCGGCATCCGCCTCCGCCGCCGCCATCAGGATCGATGCCTTGGACTTGAACAGCTTGCCGAGTCGGTGCAGCTCGGCGGCCGAAAACGAGGCGTGACCGTTGATCTTGCGCCGCCAGGTGGAGTAGGGCATTCCGATGAGACTGGACACGGCCCGCCCATTGAGGTCCGCGTCTCGCATCGCTTCCTTCACCACCTCAGCGAGAGGGGCGTCTATGGTGTCCATATGGGCAACGCTAGTGCCAGTCCTGGCACTGCGCAAGCCTAGACAGGCACATTTCGGTTACATACCCGAAAGTAGGCAAGTGGGCCCTACAGCTTGCGCAAGTGCCAAATTTGGCACCAAAATGGTCGGTATGGACGCACATGCCGTACCGCACGACATCATCGACGCCGACGAGGAGCAGCGGCTCGCAGTGGCGATCGGGGCCGAGTTGCGCGGTATTCGAAACAAACGACGGATCAGCCAGGAGGACCTGGCGGCGTCCTCGGGGGTCAGTAAGCGACAGATTGTCCGGATCGAGGCGGGAGAAGGCGGCGAGGCAGGCGCGGGCCCGAGGCTCGGCCAGATCTACCGACTGTGCAGGGCCTTAGGAGTCCTGCCCAGCACTGTCATCGAGGCCGCCGAGGACGAAATCGACATCCGCTAAGAATCCGGGATTCACACCGGCTCGGCGGGCCTGAATGATGAAACGCGACACCGGGATCGACCGGTCGCGCACGAGGTTCGCCAGCACGTCGAGCGATACGCCATCGCCGCTCATCACCGCCCCCTCGTTGTCGGGTAATCGATCTGCAATCGAACATACATTCGAAGATTGCCGGATGGAAGTACCGCCGCAAAATTTCGGCAGCCGTTTCGGCTGCCGGGTGCTCGCGTACTCGCGTACGGGATTGTCGGAATCGGGGGGCTCACTCCCCTGTGGTGACATCATCGCTCTGCCCTCGGTGACCACGCACTTCGTGTGTCGATCTTGTTGTTAGTCAAGGATTCCCACGCTCGCAGCATAGAACCGGTAAGTTCGTTTCGCCGGGGAATCGTCCGCTTTATCCCCCATCGTTACCAACAGCAACTATCCCGCACGGGATCGATTCAGTAACACCGGCATCCGTGCAGCTACGCGGGCCGACCACCGAACCTACGTGCGTCCCAACGCTCGTGACATCGCCGAGGACGCCCGCCGGCCGGAGCGCCGATCGAAGTGGCCGTAGATGTTGGTCGTGGTCTGCGCCGACTCGTGCCCGAGATGCCGCTGTACGTCCATGATCTCGGCGCCGTTCATCAGCATCCACGACGCGCCGGTATGCCGGAGGTCGTGCACGCGAGGCTTCTTGCCGGTCTGCCGCTCGAACCGCTCCACGAGCGGCCGCCAGCACTTGTTGTGGAACAGCTGACTCGAGATGCGCCCGCCGTCCTTCGTGCACACCAGCAGCGCGGCTTTCGGCCGTTTGAGGTCGAATGCCTCGGCCGCATCTGCCGACACGTTGATCGTGCGCACGCCCCTGCGGGTCTTCGTGCTGCCGAGGACCTTCTCGTTCGTGCCGGTGTACTTCCATGCCCGGGCGACGCGGCACAGATAGTCGCCCTCGTGGTCGGGGTCGGGTTTGAGCGCCCCCACCGGCAGCGCGGTGAACTCCGACCATCGCACGCACGACAGCGTGAGGAACTGCACCATCGGCCGCCAGCGCTCCGGCGCCATGCTGAGCAGCAACCGATACTCGTCGTGCTCGAGGAAGCACGGCTCGAAATTCCGCTTCGGCAACTTCGAGTCCTCGCAAGGGTTGAACGGGATCAGGCCGCGCCGGTGGGCCACCTTCAAGCACCCGCTGAGGAACCCGTGCTTGTTCGCGATCGTCTTCGCCGCTACGTCGTCGGCCTCCTGATCGGATATCCAATCCTGAATCGGGGTGTTCCGGTCCGCGTCCGCCACGCACAGCGATGCGAGAGGCACATCGCCGAACAGCGGCTCGAAATCGTTGCTCATCATCGCGCGGTAGCGCTTCTTCTGGGGCTCGGATGCGCCGGTGAGTCCGTCGATGTAGGTCGGCGCGAACGTCGCCAGCGTGACCAGCTTCTCGGCGCGGGCCCCTTCCTCCTCGCCGAGGAGGCGGCGCGTCTCCTCCGGGCCGTTCTTGTCGAGGATCTTCTGCCACCGGACGGCGGCGGCGTGGTCGTCGAACGACAGCGACGATTGCACCTTGCGACCCTTCGTCGGGTCGAATTCCCGGAAGAGGATCTGGGTGTAGATGCTGCCATCGCGGCGCTTCTGGATGCGTAAACTCGACAT